GTCATCGAGCGCGACACCACCGCGATGATCTGGTGGACGAAGGCGCAGATGCGCTGGGCCGAGACGCAGCGCCACGAAAACAGCGGCCCCGAAGGCGGACCGCAGCGCATCATCTACGAGTGGGGCGAGCCGACGTGACCGAGCTGCGCGCTGCGCGCGTTCGGCTGCCGTACTCGCCGCGCAAGGCGTTCCTCCCGTTCCACCGGCGAACGCAGCGGTGGTCCTGCCTCGTCGCGCATCGCCGGGCGGGCAAGACGGTCGCCGCGATCAATGACCTGATCCGCGCCGCAATTACCGCGCGCCAGCCGCACGCGCACTACGCCTACGTCGCGCCGTTTCGCAGTCAGGCGAAGTCGGTCGCCTGGGACTACCTCAAGCGATATGCCGAACCAGCGACCGCAGGCGTCAACGAGGCCGAGCTGCTGCTGACGACGCGCACCGGGGCGAAGATCCAGTTGTTCGGCGCGGACAACGCCGACGCGATGCGCGGCCTCGGGTTCGACGGCGCGTACCTCGACGAGTACGGCGACTTTCGCCCCTCGGTCTGGGGCAACGTCATCCGCCCGACGCTCTCGGACAAACAGGGCTGGGCGGTGATCGGCGGCACGCCGAAGGGCAGGAACCAATTCTACGAGGCCGTAGAAGTCGCGCAGAGATCTCCGGACTGGTTTTTCCTGCGCCTGCGGGCCAGCGACAGCGGCATCCTGCCGGAGACCGAACTCCACGCACTGCGCGCGCAGCTGACGCAGGACCAGTACGACCAGGAGTACGAGTGCAGCTTCGACGCGGCGATCCTCGGGGCCTACTACGGCGTCGAAATGCGCGAGGCGCTCGACGCTGGCCGCATCCGCAGTGTGCCGCATGACCCCGCGCTGCCGACATACACCGCGTGGGACATCGGCTGGCGCGACGACACGGCAATCTGGTGGTGGCAGGTCGCGGGTGGCGAGATCCACGTCATCGATCACCACGCCAGCAGCGGCTCGACCATCGCGGAGCTGGCCGAGATTGTCGCTGGCCGCCCGTATCGGTATGGCAAGCACTACCTGCCGCACGACGCGCGCGCCAAGACGCTGGCCTCGGGCGGCCGCAGCGTTGTCGAGCAGCTGGCCGCGCTGCTCGGCGGGATCGGGATGTTCCAGATCGTCCCCGACCTCGGCGTGCAGGACGGCATCCAGGCCGTGCGCCTCATGCTGCCGCGCGTCTGGTTTGACGACGAGAAATGCCGAGAGGGCATCGAGGCGCTGCGCCAGTACCAGCGCGAATACGACGAGGACAAGCGCGCCTTCCGCGCCGCGCCAAGGCACGATTGGACGAGCCACAGCGCGGACGCCTTCCGCATGATGGCGATCGCGTGGCGCGAGGAGCCTCGGGTCGAACCGCCGCGCAGTGATCGGCCTCTATTGATAGGGCCTGACAACTCGGCTACCCTCAATGACATGTGGGCTGCGGCCGCGGCCCGATCTCGGAGCGCACGAATATGACGGATGCCGAGTACCACGCCGCGATGGGCGAGTTCGCCGGGCATATGCTCTGCACTGCCGTCGCCGCGCATTTCATGCACTGGTCGACCGACAGCTACGCCGCGCACAAGGCCGTCGGCGAGTACTACGAGGCGATCCCTGGCCTCGTGGACACGGTCGTCGAGAGCTACCAAGGCTGCTATGGCCTCGTCGGCAAGTTCGTCGCTCGCATGGACAACCCGCGCGGAAAGGGCGTCGAGGCGATGGTCGCCTATTTCCGCGATCAGAAGGACTACGTCGAGAAGCAGCGCAAGAAGCTGCCTGATCGCAGCGAGCTGCAGAACGACATCGATGCCATCGCGTCGCTGATCGACAGCACGCTCTACAAGCTCCGTTTCCTGTCCTGAGGAGGCCCAAATGGCCGGCGTGTCCAACCCGTATCGCTACGCCTACGAGGCCGTCGCTGCCTCGCAGACCGCGCAGGCCCTCGGCGCCACCGGCGCAACGGGCGACTACCTGCACCGCATCGTCGTCGCGGTCGCGACCGCCCTGACCTCGACGGTGGACGTGATCGACGGCTCGACGACGGTTCTCTCGATCCCGGCCAACACGGCGATCGGCGTCTATTCGATCGAGGTGAACGCGGTGTCGCGTAACGGCGCGTGGAAGATCACCACCGGCGCCGGTGTCAGTGTTCTCGCGGTCGGCGTCTTCGCGTAGCCGCCATGAACAAGCCCGGCCTCTACGCCAACATCCTCGCCAAGCAGGAGCGCATCAAGGCGGGCTCCGGCGAGAAGATGAAGCGCCCTGGCGAGAAGGGCCGGCCAACGGAAGCCGACTTCAAGCAGGCGGCCAAGACCGCCAAGCCGGAGAACAAGCGATGACCGCGGCGTGGCAGCGCAAGGAAGGCAAGAACCCGAAAGGCGGACTCAACGCCAAGGGCCGCGCCAGCTACAAGGCCGAAACCGGCGGCACCCTTAAGCCGCCCGTGAAGTCCGGCGACAACCCGCGCCGCGCCAGCTTCCTCGCCCGCATGGGCAACATGCCCGGCCCGATGAAGGACGAGAAGGGCCGCCCAACCCGCCTGGCGCTCGCGCTGAAGGCGTGGGGCGCCAGCAGCAAGGCCGACGCAAAGGCCAAGGCCCGCGCCATCAGCGCGCGCAACAAGGAGTGATGCCGATGGCACGCATGACGCGCGAAGAGATGGACCGCTTCGACCGCGAGATGATGGGCATCATGAACCCGCAGGCCGCGATGCCGGTGGCCGCGTCCGCGCCAGCCCGCGCCATGATGCCGACGGCGGAGTCGATGGACCCGATGCTGCGCCCAGAGGGCACCGCCGGCGGCCCGGTGGTGTCCTACAGCCTCGACGACATCCGTCGCTTCTTCGGCATGGGTGGCCGCCCGGCCATGTCGCCCGCCGAGGCCGCCGAGGCCGCGCAGATGTACGTCCGCGCGCAGGCCCCGGCCCCGTTTGCGCCCAACGCCCCGCCTCCTCCTCCGCCCGCGCCGCCCCCTGCGGCCCCGCGCCCGCCTGTTCCGGCTCGCCGCCAGGCGCCGGTGATGCGCGGCCTTCCGACGAACGAGGCGGACTTCGCGCCGCCGCGACCCGACACGCTCGGCGGCGTTTCGCCGGCGGACATGGTGGCGATGGGGCAGCCTGCGCCTGCGCCAATCGCGCGCCCGATGCCGGCCGATCCGATCGGCATTCCGCGGCCCGCCATTCCCTCGGGAACGATGGTTCCCGGCACGCTCCCTAGCGAGGCCTCAACCGTCCCGCTGCGCGCCACGCCGCAGCAGCTCGCGCAGGCGATTCGCCGTTTCGGCCGGATGGAGCTCGACCCTAACAGCTTCGCGGCGCGTTACGCCCGCACGCAGCGATAACGCGATGTACCGCAGGAGGCCGTGATGGCCGATGCAATCCCGACCGGCGTGCAGAAGTACCTGCAGGCGATCTCGACCTACGAGAAGGAATTCGAGCGCTGGCAGAAGCGCGCAACCAAGATCATCAAGCGGTACCGCGACGACATGCGGACCCAGTCGGGAAACGAGACGGTCAAGTTCAACATCCTGTGGTCAAACGTCCAGACGCTGATCCCGGCGGTCTATGCCAAGCTGCCGAAGGCCTCGGCGGCCCGGCGCTTCGGTGACAACGACCAGGTTGGTCGCGTCGCCGCGCAGCTGATCGAGCGCGCGCTGGACTACGAGATCGAGCACTACCCCGACTTCCGCGCGACGATGAAGTACGCCGTCGAGGACCGCTTCCTCGGCGGCCGCGGCGTCGCATGGGTCCGGTACGAGCCGCATGTCCGCGCGCAGGAACTCGGCATGCCCGAGGACGGCCCGCAGATCACCGAAGACGTCGACGAGGACGGCAACCTGCCGGAGCCCGCCGGCGTGCCCGAGGAGATCGAGTACGAGTGCGCGCCGGTCGACTACGTCCATTGGAAGGACTTCGGCCACAGCAGCGCGCGGACGTGGGAAGAGGTCACGCAGGTCTGGCGCTGGGTCTACATGACCCGCGAGGCGCTGGTGGAGCGTTTTGGCGAGGAGATGGGACGCAAGATCCCGCTCGACAGCGGCCCCGACAACCTCGACGGCCCAAACAAGCAGCGCGAGGGCACACGCGCCAAGATCTGCGAGCTGTGGGACCGCGAGACGCAGAAGGTCTACTGGATCAACAAGGGCATGGCGCAGTTCGTCGACGAGCGCGACGACCCGCTGCGGCTGGAGAACTTCTTCCCCTGCCCGCGCCCGCTCTACGCCACCACGACGTCCGACACGCTTGTCCCGGTGCCCGACTTCCTGCTTTATCAGGATCAGGCCAACGAGCTCGACATCCTTTCCGATCGCATTGACGGTTTGGTGAAGGCGCTGCGCCTTCGCGGCGTCTACGATGCCTCGCAGCCGGCCCTGCAACGCCTCCTGACCGAGGGAGACAACAACGCGCTGATCCCGGTCGACAAATGGATGGCGTTCGGCGAGAAGGGCGGCCTCAAGGGCTCGATCGACCTTCTGCCGCTCGACACGCTCGCCCAGGCGCTGATCCAGTGCTACACGGCCCGCGAGCAGATCAAGGCGCAGATCTACGAGATCACCGGCATCTCGGACATCATCCGAGGCCAGACAGCGGCGAGCGAGACCGCCACCGCGCAGCAGATCAAGGGCCAGTACGCCGGGTTGCGGCTGCGGTCGATGCAGGAGGAGGTCGCGCTCTTTGCCTCGGAACTGATCCGGTTGAAGGCGCAGATCATCTGCCAGCTGTTCCAGCCCCAGACCATCCTGCAATACGCCGCGGCGCAGCAGATGTCGCCGGCGGACCAGCAGCTGATCCCGCAGGCCCTGCAGCTTTTGGCGGACAAGCCCCTGCGGAACTTCCGCATCGAGGTCGCGTCCGACAGCCTTGTCCAGATTGACGAGGCGCAGAACAAGCAGGACCGGCTGGAGTTCGTGCAGGCCTATGGCGGGTTCCTTGAGAAGGCCCTGCCGGTCGTGCAGCAGGTGCCGCAGGCCGCGCCAATCGTCATCGAGCTGATGAAGTACGGCATCGGCGCGTTCAAGCAGGCCGAACCGATCGAGGGCACGCTGGACCGCATGCTGGAGCAGATCACCCAGCAGCAGCAGGTAGACGCCGGCGCGCCGCCGCCGCCCGACCCAGAGATGGTCAAGGCGCAGATGCAGCAGCAGGCCGAGGCCGCGCGCATGCAGGCCGAGCAGCAGAAGGCGCAGTTCGACGCCCAGATGCAGCAGGCCAAGCTGCAGGCCGACATGCAGATCGAGCAGATGAAGGCGCAGGCGGCCGCCGCCATCGAGGAGCAGCGCCAGCGTTTCGAGGCTGCGCTAAAGGCCGAGGAGCTCGCCCAGCGCGCCGAGCTTGAGCGGCACAAGGCGCAGCTCGACGCCGACACCAAGATCCTCGTGGCGCGCATCGGTGCGGCCGGTGCCGATGTCCCGGCGATTGACGCGGTCAGCGAGGTTACCAACCGCATGGCGACCGGCATGTCCGAGGACGTGCGCGCCATGATCCAATCGATGGCCCAGGACAGCGCTGCGCGCGAACAGCAGCTGCTTGGATTGATGCAGGCGCTGATGCAGGCGATGGCGGCTCCCAAGCGCATTGTGCGCGGCCCGGACGGAAGGGCGATGGGCGTTGAA